CTATTATTGACCCACAGGGCCTGCCTCATAAAGAGTTAGAACCTAAGAAACCCCAATCTAGGCCCCCCAATTATGGTTGGCTTCGTATTCTTAGGCTTGACAGCAGCTGGGAGTGAGACCTATTATTTGTTTAGTCAAAAGACCGGTCTCGCCTACTACAGCAACTACTGCCACCAATAATAAATTGCACATACCCTACATCATCATATGACTGATAGCTTCGGCGATGGTATTAACGCCTCCGGATATTAGCCCAGCAGGTCCAGGTATAAATGACCCAGCTTGTGATAATGTGCGTATCATACGCAACACGTTCTCCCAAAATTTAGCATTCTCACTACACGGCATTGCAACAGGGAACCTCATTTTCATATTAGAGTACATCTCCATCGCAAGGGGATCATGCTCAGGTGAAACACCTGAAAATTGGAACAGTGAAGAATTTGTATCGGGTTGTAGTTCAATACAATTCCACACACGGAATAGTGCTGTATTCACGGCAGCAACTGGAGTACTGATCTTATACACTAATGTGTTAACATTACCTAATCCAGTCAATCTGTGTGTACCATCAAAATCTAATGAGCTAGCCCCAACCGCATTACTCTGTATATACGTGGGAGCAGAGACAAAATCTTGCCACTCAAAGTCTTGTGTTTTATCAAAGGCAAATGTATAAGCGCCCTTAATGAATGATTCCGAATAGTTATCACGAGGTACGAGAGTCGTAACCCCCTGTAACCCTTGAATCCGCTTTTGAAGAAAATTAGGATTAGTAGTTACAGGTGGCCCCACAGCAGTAACTGCCGTGGTGCTTGTCTCGGCCAAGTTTAAATCTACTCGCCACACCTGGATTGAACCAGAAAATTGCATAAAATTAGATGTTGGATATAATCCAGCAGCTAGGGAAGCATATCTGTATTTAGAAAATTTGTTATCTGAGTCGATGCCTGTCGCTCCAAAATTAGTTTCATAGGTCGGAAATGCTACTTCAACGAACGTAGTGGGGGGAGGCCCTCCAACTGTAGTACTTGTGCCCACAAAGTAAGCATACCCAGGGACGGGCGCTATCAATATATAAGTGTCTAAACCAGCAGCAAAATTTAATGCAGTGGTAAAACAATCCTTTATTGACAGCGTCCGCCCATGAAATTGATCAGGTATACCTTTA